CAGAACCTTTTAAAATTTGATATTCACTAAAAAAGTCATTAATTTTATCTTGTTTTGTTCCTTGGTCAGGTAATAATTCATAAATTGTAGTATCAAAAACATCTTTTGCTTTATCTGGGTCTATAACAATAGAACCTGATGTTAATGGAACAAATTGATTAATATTATCAAGAAATTTAGTATACTCCCCTGTGTTCCCTAAATCATAAGAAGCCCAATTTGTATTATCAACTATTATTTCAACATGTATTGTATCAGGATTAAATAAAATTTGTCCTACATCTGTTAATTCTGTTATTGTTAGTATATCATCTATTAACGATAATTCTCCTTCATACGCTTTATTATCATATTGATATAAAACTCTTTTTCCAGAAGAATCACCTTGTGTTACTTGACCATTAGATACATATTGTTGTAAAGTTTCAATATCTGTACCTGAATATATAGTATCATAGGAAGTTATTAAAAGTTCTGTTATTCTATCAACTACTTGTTCACTTGATAAACTTGATGCCATAACCTTATCTCACTACTTTAAATTCAAAATCATCATCTATTATATGTTCTTGCCCATCACCATATTTTAATTTAAGTAATATTTTATATATCCTATCTGGTTGAAATCCATTCAACCATTGTATAAAATAATTTGAAGTTGAATCACAACTCATTGATGTATATGCACTAAATGGAACTATTGTTTCTCCTGTAGCTAGATCAAGTATTGAATAACTACCACTACCTTCTGCTATAAACGAACCAGTTACAGTCTGAACTGATGTTGAAAATGATTTTTGAATATAACGCTTTCTAGCTCCAAATCTAAATTTAACTTTTTCATCTTCCTTATAAGAATATTTAAAATGTTTTGGATAGATATAATTATCTACCAACCCACTCATAGACAATGGAAGTAAACTACCAGTATTTGAACCACTACAAGGAGAATGATCATCCCATTTAACTTCTAATTTTGGTGAATATATTGTATTTGTATTTCTTGAAAAGAATTTTAATTGTCCAAATGTTTCTGTATCAGTTTCTTGACTACCACTAAATCTAACCAACATTCCATAATTTCCATATTGTCCACCTAACCAACCATTTACCATATCAGTAATTTCTACATTCACATCAGGTGATTGTTCATTAAATGTCTGAACAGAATGACTTACAGTTGTGATTGTTCCACCAGCAGAAGCCCAAGATGTGGCAGAACCTCCTCTTGGATACCTTCTATTTTCCCAACTACATCCATTTACATTTTTCGGATTATCTCCAAACTTACCCGTACCTTCTACCCAAGCCTCACTTAGTGGTTGAACGGCTAACTTGTAGTTAGTAGTTAGTTCTGCATTACCTTCGGCTTCATATAATCTTAAATAATATTTAGCATCAGATGTTATCGTACCATCAGCTACCGATTTAGACAATTCGGTAAACTCATCTCCACTAAATTGAACCAACACTCTTGTTGGATAATCAAAAGATAAATTCCAAAATTCTTTTTTTAATTCAAGAATTTCATCTTTTCCAAAATTTTGATCTCTATATGATGTTCCATCAATGTGACTTGAACCACTTGATATCCATACTGTTTTTGTTGGGTAAATAAAATGATGCATTATCTAATTCTCCCTATTACATTTTGACCTGAATTTTTTAACTCAAAAACTGCAGGTTGAACTGATGGATATATAACTCCATCAGCTGATGTGTCTCCATTATAAAATTGATTAAAATTATAAAAATACCCATAACCTTGTGTACCAGTGTTAGAAGTTGTCCAAGAAGGTGTAGTTGGATCAAAATCTGAATCTCCTGAAACATCATAACTTAAATAATAAAGTGGATTTGCAAATCTAACTTCACCATCTGTTGTCCTATATTGAGTTAATTCAACAAAATTAATACTTCTAACACCATCAATATTCATCAACTCATATTCAATATCTGTAGTATGGATTGGTTGACTAAATTGCATTTTATCAACTCTAAAATAATTTCTTATAGTTTGTATACATTTTAATTTAACTTCGCTTTTGTTAGCTGTTTTATGAGCTATAACATCAAATACTACTCCAAAATTAATAATTTTTCCTGGATAAATAACTACCTCATCACTAATAATTCTATATTGACTCAAATAATTTTTTAGATTTTGAACAAGTAAAGATGGTAATGGTTCTGGATCTCCAACAAGATTTTTATTCCCATCATAACTTAATATGTGAATATTAATTGGTGATGTTATTCTAGCTTCAGTACCTTCTACAAGATTAGTACTATAACCTGTATCTGTACCACCGGTTACAATATTATATAAATCTGTAAGTGCAGTAGTATTTATATTACCATCTTCATCAACAAGTTGATATGAACTATTTTGTTGTTGAATTTCAAATAACGCCGTATCTAATGCACTCTGATCTACTACCTCTCCAGTATCAGATGTTCTATATATGTTTTCTGATCCTCTCTCAACATAAACTTTAGATAGTTTTCCATATTGAGCTGACATTGCCATTACACGAGATTCATAATCCTCTTTTGTAACTATTCTATTTTGAGTAGTAAAATGTGCCATAGCTCTTTGTCTTATTTCTTCAATTGTTTCTGATGATGCTCCACCACGAGCTGGCATATTATTAGTCACACTCAAAGTGCTAGTACCTGGTAAAGATATGTCAGAAGTATAAGAACTAATAGTTGATAACTCCTTAGTTGAAACATTGGCACTCATTCCACCACCAACACGATATGTAACTGTCAAAGTTACTTGTGATGGAGATTCGCCGAGTGTAGAAAAATCATCACCTAACAATGTATCATAAGAATCAACTAAATCTTGTGGATTACCAGGTACTTGTATACCAACCTGTTGTAGTTGTAAAATTGTACTTGTCAATTTTTGTCCACTTCTTAATAATCCATTTCCAAATATTAAAGATGTAGTATTATCATCATTTGTTTCAGTTATAAATCTCTTATTTGTTTTTATATATTCTAAAGAATATGGAACTGGAATAGAAGTTATTGAATCATCAGCCATTGTATATGCGTTGGTTCTATCTGTTTCCCTATAATGTTTTATAATTGGAATCTTTTCTTGTGCTAGATAATCAACCTCATACCATTTATTTCCATTTGAATCTTCAACTTTTAATATTTCAACAACATTTGTATCTGGCAAATTAAGTTCTAAAAATTTTTGTGGACTTCCAACATCAAAAGTATATGTCTTTGTTTCACCACTTACGGCCTTTACAGTTCTTTTTAAAGTCCATTCATCTATAAGACCAGATGAATTATTAATATTAGAAGGATCATCTGTATCAGTTAAATACGCTGAACCTGATGTTTTAAAATCAACATAATCCAATGTTTCAAAAACTAAATCTGAATCTGTGGTAGATATTATTTGAGCTCCTGGTTCTATAACCAATCCATTTGAATAGGTTGGTTTTATATTAGTTAAATCTGTAGTATCTGATGCAACGGTTTGACTGAATGTTAATTCAACAAACGAAGGGTAAATCGGTTTTACTTTATACCCAACCATTTTAGCTAAATTGACTATATTTCTTCTTTCTTCTGCTAATGGTAACAACATTTCTCTATATTGTTGGTCAATATAAAAAGAGAGAACATCACCTACATATGCTCCCATTTCAATTAACATCATACCAGGAGATGTTTCATTAAAATCTTTATATGTATTTGGAAAGTAGGTTTTAGCATAATTTATTAATGACGCTTTAAAACTATTAAAATCTTTATTTAAATAATTTGTATTACTTACTTTATATTCTTTTTCACTATAAGGCATTAAAATTCTCCTATTTCTCTATCGATACTTGTACTGATTCAAATGTATTTGGGTCTTTTTTTATATTAAATGAAATAAAAATTTTAAAACCATTTTCACCAACTTGTTCACCTTCTCTGATATTTAATTCTTTTATTTCAACAAAAGGCATCCAAAAAGATAAAGATGAAAGTATTTCATTATGTAATTGTACTTCTATATCTTCAGTTATTGGTTGAAACAAATATTTTCTAATACCAATTCCTAAATTTGGTTGCATTAATCTCTCACCTCGTTCAGTCATCAAAAATAATTTAATATTTTCTTTAACTGCTTTTATTGTTGAAGATGTAGATGCAAACCAACCATCATCACCATTCGATTTACGAAATGGTAAATCTATACCCATAAAGACATTTTCTTCTCTATCGTTTATAAATGGTTTTTTACTTGAATCTATGAATGCCATTTTAATTCTCCACTATGTTTTCTTCAAGAAGTTTAATTTCTGTCAACTCTTCTGCCGTTTCCGCTGCATCTATAGGATTTTGTCCTATA